CAAGGGCATCAAAGAAGCGACCGACTATATCCACATCAGCAGACATAAGATTTTTATCTTCCATATTCATTTTATCTTTTTGTAGGCTCGGATGAAAACGCTTTCCAGCCTTGCCCGGTGGTTATTCAATCTTTGCGACCAGTCATGCAACTGAGCCAGCGATGGACGAGAAGCCAGCAGCCCATCTACCTCGGAAGGTGTGAGAACTGGCAGGTATTCCTCGTAGGCGAGAAGGTAATCAATACGAAAATCTGTAAGTTTCATCTATACTATCGTTTATAGCATTCCTTTCGTGCTGGGTGTACGCCTTTATTCCGAGAGCACGAAGCGTTTTTGCAGCTGTAGCCTTACTTATCGGAAATGTTCTATTGACCCAAAAAGCAGTTTTACTTCTGAATGAAATTACGTCTTTTGCAGGGTTGGTTAGCTGAAATGATTCTCCCTTTTTCAAGTTTGTATTGAGTATCTTTTGCATATTCTCAACCAAGGAGTTTCTACCAACGAACGACAAGGAATTATGATACTGCAAGAGCGTAACGTAATAGACTGTGTCTTTTCCCTGCACATCATACCCCAACTTCGAGAAGAGCATTGTCTTTATATTCTTGCTTTGCGCCTGCACGCCCATGCACGCAAGCGCAAGCACGGATAACATTATTATCTTTTTCATATTGCCTAATTGTTTAAATGATTTTTATCTCTGCCCGACAATTGCAAGCAGCGTTTTAACCTGACTTTGCAGGAACTCATTCTGTTCTCGCAGCAGCTTGTTTTCAGCAGCCAAGGCAGCATCACCACCAATCGACTGGTAGACATTGGAACTGTTCGAACCGTTGACGTTTGAACCGATTACATCCGCTTCCATCTCAGCAGGGAGAGGAGGAGCGCATTTGTCGATGATTTCCTTTATCTTTTGAAAGAAATCTATCTTTATAGACTTGCGATTAAACTTCGCATTCAAGTTCTGCGGACTAGTTCCTAACTTCTCCGCAACAGCAGCAACGGACATTCCCGAGCGTTTTATATATTGTTTTAGTTCTTCTCCGTTCATATTAAAACAAAATTAAATAAAATTAAATTAATATCACTACTAAATGTTTTGTAATCTAAAATATTTGTTTTATTTTTGCAACCGAATTACAGAACGAGTTTAAAAACTCTTTTGCAAAGATAAAGAAAATAATTTAAAATACAAATAAAAATGGGAGAAAATTTCAATTACGATTTTCGAACACCGTTGCAGAAGCAGCAGGACGAACGAAAGAAGAACATCATTGCAATGTTCGCAGACTTCCGAGCAAAGGCACCTGCCTGGACATCGGACAGCAGAATCATGCTCGCAATATCACAGCATGTGGGTTGCACCCAGCAGAACGTGCGTGTCTGTCTCATCAAGGCTGGAGTGATTACACCAAAGAAGAGACGTGCAGCCGTTCGCAAGTAAGTAGAACCATTTAAACATTCAGAGCGTATGAAGAAGTTTATCGAGTTTGTGACAAGTGAAGTAATGTTATCCGTGGCATTTGTTGCCATAGTATTAACTTTAATCTTTTGGAGGGCATAGGTATGACGAACGTAGAACCAAAGGTAGCGGATTCAGGCAGATACACAATGACAGAGACCTGCAAGGCATTGTGCATCCATCGCAACACCCTGCGCAGATGGTTGCAGGCTGGTAAGATGAAGGTTAAGTTCCGCAGAATCGACAACCGCAAGGTAATCGAGGGCAGCGAGATAAAGAAAGCATGGAGGGTTGCCCTATGATGCAGGCATACAAGAAAGCGAAGCAGCTGACCGCCAAGTGGGAGCAGGAGCGAAAGGACAGCAAGCGACTTGCAACCATGAAGGAAGCTGAAAGACGCATTCAGGTAAGGGAGTTCGACAACATGCTTTGTCTTTCACTTGACGGAATACCGGTACTCCCGATGAGCGAGTTCAACAAGCAGACGCTAGCGGATGCACGTCTGACATTCTTCAACTATTTAAACAGAGATAAGACATGACACCAAAAATTATCGAGGAGTGCAGGAAGAAGATGTACGAAGCCGTTTGGCTGGAGATAGACCGAGATCCACAGCGACCAGCAACAGCGAGGGTAGACATCAAGACCAATGCAGGCGACATTTGCGTTTGGTGCGGAAGCCTTGGCAACATAGCGGTTGTAACGCACAAGACCAGCAACAACGACAGCGAGAGACTGGAGGAAGCCATCGAGGGTTGTCTTAACTATCAAGACGTAATGGACGATTGGCTGGAGGAGAACAGCCAATACGCAGTCCGAGAACAAGACCCGATGGACGCATTCGAGGAAAGCAGGCTCGACAGTCTCATGGCTCGACTTATATAGACTACATGATTTTGTGTAAAATTATATGATTTCCCTACAGCGGTAGGTCAGGGCGCACGCAAAACTCATACCAGTTAGTTATTTAGTTAGTAAGGTTATTAAATTAATTGTTTTTTTTATTGATTTGTTTTTTTATTGATATGCTACAGATATGCGGAAACAGCGTGTGCCCTATAACGGAAGGGCGTCCACCAGCAGCAGGATAGGGTGGGGTAAACTTAGGACATACTGGGGTTCGAATCCCCAGCCTTCCACTAGAGTTAATGAACAATAAGTCGAACAATAAAAAGAACGAATTATGGAAAATGAAATTATCAATGTGAGCGGTGGCGAAATGCTGGAAGCTATCAACCGCTCGGAGATTGACGGACAGATTGCGACAGCGCACAAGTTCCCGAGAGACATCATGCAGTGCAAGCAGAATATGGTAGCATTGGCAGCGATGGACGATGACGTTGCCTACAACTGCTTCTACCACCTCGAGCGCAAGGGCAAGGACGGACAGATTTCAGTAATTGAGGGTCCTAGCGTGAGATTCACCGAGATTATATCGGCTTGCTGGAAGAACCTGCGCATCGCAGGACGCATCATAGCAAACGATGGAAAGACCATCACAGCGCAGGGTGTCTGCCATGACCTCGAGAGCAATGTAGCCTACTCCGTTGAAGTAAAGCGCAGCATCCTGACCTCGAAGGGATACACCTTCTCTCAGGACATGCAGGTTGTAGTCGGCAATGCAGCGGTTGCAATCGCACAGCGTAACGCAATCTGCAAGGTCGTGCCGCAGGTACTGATTGCAAGCGTAGTAAAGGAAGTGCAGGCAAAGGCACTTGAGCACATCAAGCAGACTGGCGTCAAGAGCCAGTGGAAGAGCTGCGTTGCCTGCTTCCAGGTGTATCAAGTGACTGACCTTATGCTGCTTGACTACCTGGGCAATAAATCATCCGAGGAAGTCACGGCAGAAGACATTCAGAAGCTGGGAGGAGTGTACAACGCCATTAAGGAAGGCACAACCACCGTAGAGGAGACCTTCAATAAGCCAAAGCAGCAGGAAGCCATCGCACAGCAGGCGCAGGCAGCAGCCGATGATGCCAAGAATAAGGCGCAGCAGGCAATGAACCGCAGCCAAGGCAAGACTGGCACAGCAGCGAAGAAATAAGTTATAACGTTAAGCCCGAACCGCCACGGCACAACCTATGTGGTGGGCTCCCATCACAACCTACCAAGGGAAGCCGTGGAAATTATAAACATTCAGTAAATCAATGAAGAAACAGAACAAAACAGACAATCAGAGACACGAGAGCACCATCGACAAGTACTTTGCTCAGACAGCGAAGGCATACAAGACATGGGCAGAAGAAAACAAGGAGGAGAGAAACTTCTTGCAGATTGCAGCAGAGACAACTGGGGATGAAGACGAAGAAGGACACCAAGGCTTCGATTTCCATATTGCTTATAGCTGCCAGCCTAGATTCATCGCAAGCGGACTCGCTCAGACAATGCAGAAGGACGAATGCCTTCGTGATATTATTATTGAAGCAGCAAGAAGATTCATTATCATTAACGAAAGAAAAATGAAAGACAATGAAACAAGTAATTAAATACAAGAACAGAGAGGAGTGGTTACAGAACCGCTCGAAGGGAATAGGTGCATCAGAGGCAGGCACAGTACTTGGACTGAACCCATGGGAAACGCCATACCAGCTGTGGAGACGCAAGAAGGGCATCGACCCACCAAAGGTTGAGAACTTTGCGATGGTTGCAGGACACCTGCTTGAGGATGCCGTGGCTCAGTTCTACAAGCGAGAGAGCCATTGCCACATCATCAAGGCAAGTACGGACGACTACACCATCACGAACACCGATGCACCGTATTTGAGAGTAAGCCCTGACCGTACCTTCTGGAGAGTTGGAGCAACGCACAACGAAGCCAGCAAGAGCATCCTTGAGTGCAAGACCACGCAGATGCAGATAGATGCAGACGACCTTCCGAAGCATTGGTTCTGCCAGCTTCAGATGAACCTCGGAGTGGGCGAATACAAGGACGGAGCACTTGCCTGGCTGACAGCAGGCAGGGAGTTCGGCTACCGGGACATCGACTTCGACCCCGAATTCTTCGGATGGATGAGGGACGAGATTACCAAGTTTTGGATTGACTACATCGTGGGCAACCAAGAGCCGCCAGCCTACAGCGCACAAGACGTTCTCCTGAAGTCTCCACTGCACAAGGCAGGAAAGGAGATTGAAGCCACAGCAGAAGTCGGGGACATGCTTATCGAGTTGAAGGACATCAAGGAGAAGAGCAAGACACTGGAGAACCGACAGAAGGAAATCGAGGACAACTTGAAGCTGTTCTTCGGGGACGCAGAGAGCATCGTGGACGGAAACGGAAAGACGCTGGCAACGTGGAAAGCACCGAAGACATCAGAGAAGTTCGATGCCAAGGCTTTTCAGACAGACCATCCGGATGAATGCGCAGCCTACATCAAGCAGGTGCAGGGAGCAAGAAGATTACTTATCAAGTAAGGCTTATGGCTAGCGTTCAAATATCAAAGACCGACCTAAAGAATATAATTTCCCAACTGGAGAAATATATTTCCCTAGGTAGGAAAGTGACAGCACCGACCGACACAAGCCAGCAGAACAGAATACGCATGGATACCGTTCTCAAACGGAAGCTGGAAAAGAAATTATCATTATCGGAATAAAATCATGAACGATTCATTTATCTTATACACATCATACTACGCTCTCATCGAGGGACTGACCGATGAACAGCTCGGACAACTTACGAGAGCGATATTTCTCTACGCAAGGGATGGCAAAATCATAAAGCTAGACCCAGTGGTACGTATGGCTTTCGTTTTCATTAAGGACAATATCGAACGCAATCAAGACAAGTATCAAGCCAAGTGCGAGAAGAACAGACAGATTGCACTAGAAAGAGAAAGAAAAAAGCGAGAAGCAAGAGAAAAAGCAGATAACACGAACGTGCACGAACGTTCACGAACGTGCGAAAATAACACGAACGTGCACGAACGTTCACCTTATGATAATGATAATGATAATGAATATGATAATGATAATGATAATGATGTTTCTAAAGAAACAGATAATAATATACCTTCTAAAGAAGGTTTGTCAATTTCGGAAAATCCGAAAGTTGACCCAGACAGACGATGCGCAAAGATTGATTTTGCGGCTATCAAGGCATACTGGAACACAAAGCATGACCAATCGGGCAGCGCAATGCGAAGGCTTACCTTGATGAGCGACCAGCGCAAGAGCAACGTGCGTGCAAGGATAAGGGAATACGGAGGGGACGTTCAGAAGGTCTACAAGGCAATCGACAAAGCCATGGCTAGCGACTTCATGAACGGCAAGAACGGCAAGGGATGGGTTGCCAGCTTTGACTGGATGATGTGCCCTACCAATTTCCCAAAGGTGCTTGAAGGCAACTACGACAACGAACAGCCAGCAGGAAGCAAGCAGCCGCAGGCAGAAGCCAAGGCGCAGGATCCATCGGAAACGGAAAGACCTAGCATCGGGGAACGCTACGAGCAAGCCAAGCACCAGCAGCCAGCGAGCCAGCAGAGCCGAGACGACAAGTTCAGATGGGTAATACAGCAGAACCTGGAAGACTTGAAGAAGAACCCACGGAACAAGCCAGCCAAGGATTCACTGGCAAGATTCTACGAGCAGGGAGTTCTGCAGCGGCTTGGCATCGACTGGAAGCCCGAAAAATGACGAATGAGGGCAAAATTAGCCGCTCTGAGACGTTTTCACGCTTCGTGCGGTAAATTATAAGGCAAACAGATTTTAAACGCTTAAAACGAAAGAATTATGGCAGAATACAATAATCAGAGCATTGACATCGACCTCGAAGAAATGTTCAACGGATTATCGAATAAATGTCAAGAGGAATTTTTGGTTGACATGTTCCGTAACTTATTTGACGAAGACAGCAGATATAATGTTGTAAATGACAATATGTCGTATCTTGAATACGATACTGCTGCCGACATCATTGTTGACACATTCGAGAGTATGAGCAGTTATGATAAAAAAGATATTGCCGAGCGAATCGCAGACGCACTGACACATGAGCAGCGTGAGGAACTTATTGAGCACATGAAGGAGGGATAGTTATGGCAGAAGAGAAATTAATATTCCACGAATGCAGAGCCGCAGGGCTTGTATTCAAGACCGTGAGCGACTGGACGGACTGGTTGAAGGAAAACAAGTACGACATCAACAAGACAGTGGCAGAGCATGACGGATTTAAGTATAACATAAACGATGTATGCATCAATCCACACATCATGGAGCGCAAGGCAGACACTGGTTCATACTGGGCAGTGAAAACCGCCAACACACAGGAAGGATGGATATGGGGCTATGACATCAGTATTTCAAGCTGCGGCAGCGGTGCTCCTGCAGGCTATCCAAGCCGATACGACAAATCGGCAATATTCTACGAGACTGAAAAGATGGCGTTGCACGATGCTCTCTGCTTCATCATACGACAGATGGAGAACAGAAAGCAACAGACCAAGGACACCAAGGTTCTTGCATGGATTGCCAAGAAGGAGCGCATGAACATCATCCATCCGCAGATGGAACTATTCGGAAAGGAAGTGGAGAAATGAAAAAGATAGAAATCATCACGGACGAACACCGACATCACGTATACGTTGGCAACATCGACTTCTGGCTCGACACCCTGGAGCTGGTGGAACTTTATAAGAAACTCGGACATGTTGAACCGTAAAAGCAAAAGAATATGGAAATGAACGAATTCAATTGCAAGATGGCAATCAGAGCAGCAGAGCTTGAGCAGAAGATAATCAAGCTGGCGAAGCTGACAAAGAAGGAGAAGAAGGGAGAGAGCATTTCACTACTCAACTCCTTTATCGACCTTCAGCATTCGCATAGTAAGGCTATGGGCGTTGCATTGAAGATACTCCCGACCAAGGATGTTGCAGATTCATACATGACATCCCAGCTTGCCTGCATCGACTTTATAGAAACCGTGGCAGACGGAATAATAAAGACGGTTGAGAATCACAGTAACAAGAAAAATAAACAATAAAAACATTCAGAAAATGGAACAGAAAGATATTGATATTTACGAGATACTCAAAAAGGAAGTGTACGGTACAGATTTGTACACGCCAATGTGCGGAAATGTTAAATACTCTTTTCTTGAATCCAACAAGGAAGCAGGGGAAGCGATTTGGACTGAGAATAAGAACGGAGAGTATGCCTTCGACAAGAACGGCAGATGGATGAAGGGAGGAGAAGTCCTTCTTTTCCCTTCCAAGGAAATGAGAGACTGGAGCAAGTTCTTCAAGTATGGAGACATTCTAGTTAACGAAGATGGAGATGCACATATTATCTTCGTAGGGTATGATGATTATACCTACAAAACTTTAAAGGGTAATTATTATCTATTGGAAAATGAGGGTAGTACAGTGACTTTTGGAGAGTATGAAGACAACTTGCCAACATCTCAGTTCAAAAAAGCAAATAAAGAAAACGCTCAGGAATATATCCGCAAAATAGAGGAAAGACTGGGTGGAAAGCTGAACCTCGAAACCATTGAGATTGAGAAGTCAGCGTTTGGAATCGGCAAACTCTACGTTTTTAACGAGGAAGACGAGGACGGAGAGTTGACAATCATCGGCAAGCTCATCGGCAAGAACGAAAGCGATGACACTCTGACATTCGGAAACCAGTATGAGATTGAGACCGAGAAGTTCGTGACAGACCAGACCTTCGACCTTAACACCAGCCTACACAATGAACTGAGAGAAGCGACAGAGAACGAAGTCGAACTGTTCAACAAGCATTATGCCATCTGGAAGAAAGAGAAGGAGGAGCCAGACTTCAAGCCTTTCGATAAGGTGCTGGTGAGGAGCGGAGATAACTTCAAGTGGATACCAGCGTTCTTTGTACGTGACCGTGGAGAGGACTTTTCTGCGAGATTCAACGCCTTGCCTATCAACATCGGTACAGCAGCAGACTTCTCTCACTGTATTCCATACGAGGGGCACGAGAACATCGCCTTCACTGACTACGACATCGAGAATTTACCATTCTAGGACGTATGGCGAGCGAACTGTGCAAGGCTTGCGAGGTAGGGAGAAACTGCATCAACGGCAGGTACTGCCAACCTCGCAGGCAATATGTAGAACACCAAGACATCAAGGAATGCAATGGGACAGAGGAAGAAATTCACGGACAAGGAACTCGAGGAGCGCAGGCGTGAGAGAAGACACATATACTACATGCAGCACCGTGAGGAGTTGATGAAGAATAACCGAGAATACAGAAGGGCGCACCCAGAAAAGGTCAAGGAGTATTGCAGAAGGCAGCAGGAAAAGCGAAGGGAAAAGACTTCTCTGTACAACCATGAATACTACTGCAAGCACCGAAAGAGAATGCTGGAGTACGCCAGCAACTGGCGAAGGGAGCATCCCGACAAAATCAAGGAATACAACGACAAGCAGAAGAAGCTGAGAAGGATTAAAGCCGAAAGGAAGAAGCTGAATAGGATAAATCCGGAAGTGCAGGCTTCCATATTCCGAGATCCTCAGGCTGCAGAGCATTTCAAGTGGATTGCAGAACGTGTAAGGAAAAAGAAGGAGCAATCCTTGAATCACAGCAAATAAGTATTTAACCAGCTGGGCAGCGTTTATGGCAGCCCACTCTTAACAAAGAAAGCGAGGTGGAACATGAAGAAATAAAAAGAAGGACAGTCTAGGGCAAGAATCCCATGTGAGAATTTTCTTGCTATTATATTAAATCAAAAATCCAAAGAGGGAGTGTTTGCAGAATAAACTCGTTCAATATATGATATTCACCTATTTGCAAATCTCTCCAAGCACTCCCTCGATTTTTCCGTTTTCAAGCCTGCAATACGATGAAAGGAGAAGGGACTATAGGGTAGAGGATAGTATGTAGGGAGCTAGCGCATGAGCGCACACAAGCGCGCACACGCACGTAATATTCCGAAACCCTAACAACTACACACAGACAAATAGATAACGGCTTAGAACTAAAATTTCAAGAAAATAACAAAAAAGAAAATCAAAAATAAAACAAAAGTAAAACAAAAGAAAACAAAATGGAAAAAGGAACAGTTATAATCGGAATCGACCCCGACAACCAGGAAAGCGGAGTAGGTGCAGTCTACGATGACAGAAAGTTTCTAGCCTACAAGATGAACTTCCCTGCTTTGATTGATTACATAAGGGCAATGAATGAAAGCCACAAGAAGGTCAAGGTCGTTATTGAAGGCGGCTGGCTCAACAAAAGCAACTGGCACGTTCTAAGTAAATTCATGACATCAGTAAAGGCAGCAGCAATCGGACGCTCTACCGGAATGAACCATCAGACCGGAATCTTAATCGTTGAGTGCTGCAAGCATTACAATATCCCATACGAGATAATAAAACCTTTGAAGAAGTGCTGGAAAGGCAAGGACGGAAAAATCACGCAGGACGAACTTGCTTATTTTGTAAGCGCAGGAGAGAAATTGCCGAGAATGAACCAAGACCAAAGGGACGCACTTCTCCTCGCTTGGGTATGTGCAGGATACCCGGTCAGAGTGAAGCCGCAGAAACCACAGACAACCCTGCATAAGACCATCAGAGCCTATGATTGATAAGATAAAAGCGAAGTGTTGGAAAAAGTTAAAAGTGTGCGAAGAACGAACAACTAAAGCGGAAAAGTCGTATCTTTGCGCCAATGTTTATCAAATAAGCAGTATTTCGAACTTAAAACAAGAAAAATATGAAAACAGAAGAAATCGCACTATCGAGGGTCAGCGAGAATGAGGCGAACCCGAGAGAGATAAGTCAAGCGAACTTTCAGAAGCTTGTGCAGAGCATCATTGTGTTCCCAAGAATGTTGACCCTGCGCCCGATTGTTGTTGATGAGACCTTCCATGCATTGGGTGGCAACATGAGACTGAAAGCCTTGCAGCACATTGTCACGATGGACGAAGCAAGCATTCAAGTAAAGCTGGATGCAGAGCAGCGTCTGTCCGATGAAGAGCAAGCCGCATTGATGCAGTATTGGCAGGGATGGCAGCAACAGCCAACAGTTACCGTGGTGAGCGCATCAGACTTGACAGAAGCACAAAAGCAGGAGTTTATGATTAAAGACAACCTATCCTTCGGAAACTGGGACTTCAACGACCTTGCGAACCGATGGGACAGCGCACAGCTTCAGAACTGGGGTATGCCAGTCTGGAACCAAGCACCAGCGGAAGCAAGCAGCACCAGCAAGTGCAAGAAGAAAGACAAGGACGACCAAGAGGGCGACCCATTCGCAGGGGAACTACCTCCTGAAATCGAAGGGCAAGACTTAACTCCTGACGACTTGCCAACGATAATGGGCGATGGCGTTTTGCCACGTGAGAACGTAATCATTCACTACAAGCCAGCCGATGAGCCATTCCTTGCCAAGTTGCTGGGAGTTGATCATATCGACCGCATCGTCTGGAACTTTGACGAACTGAAACCAAGACAAGAAGGAAAGGAGGAAGACAATGGAGAAGAATAAAATCGAGAACATCAACCTGCACGACCTGGTGGAGAACCAAGACAACCCACGCAGCATTGAGCCACAGCAGATGCAGAAACTCGTTGAGAGTATTCTGACGTTTCCAAAGATGTTGCAGATGAGACCAATCGTCTGTAATGAGAACCGAGTTATCCTCGGAGGAAACATGCGCTTCCGTGCCCTTCTCAACATCGAGCAGATGGAAGACGAATCTATCAGGAACGCAATAGAAGCCGTTGCCGTGAAACTGACCGATGGAGAGAAGCAGCAGCTTTGCAGCCACTGGGAGAAGTGGAAGGCAGAACCAAAGGTCGAGGTCGTTATTGCTGACAGCCTATCCGAGGAAGAGACGGACGAGTTCATCATCAAGGATAACGTCTATTTTGGCAGCTGGGATGAAGAGAAGCTAAAGGGAGCATTTGATGTGGACGATATGCAGCGATGGGGATTGAACCCCTGGGAAATCCAGCAGGAAGCCACGACCTACGATCCAGCAGAGGACGAAGAGCAGCGCATCATCATCGTATACCGCAGCGAGGACGCACAAGCCGTGGCAGACATGCTTGGACTTGACGCAATCGACAAGCATAACTACGATGTTGAAGGCGATGAACTGAAATAAATACGCTGGTACGTACGAAATCATGTTGAACGAACAATCGCACACCTGCAACGTTTGACGTACACAGAAGCGAAAATTAACAAAAATAATTCATCTATGAAAGTAATAATTGACCTAGATGATACTCTCTCAAAGACAGAGAACAGAGACTACGAGCACTCGCAGCCAATACAGTCTGTAATCGACAAGCTTGTTGAGATTAGAGAAACTTTCAATGATGTTGAGGTTGTCCTTCATACTGCAAGGGGTATGAACAGCTGCAATGGAGATGTGAAGATGGCAGAGAAGAAGAACAGACCAGCCGTCGAACGTTTCTTGCAGCGATACGGCATCAAGGTAGACCGCATAATCTTCGGGAAACCGCTTGGAGACCTATACATTGACGATAAAGCAATGGCAGCGCACGACTTCGCAGCAAGCACTATCGAAAGCTACAGAGGACTGAGCGGTGCTACCGTCGAGCGTGTCGGTGATATTGTTGTCAAGACCGCAAAGAATGTAGCAGAGCAGGCAGAGTGGTACGATAAGGCTAAAACGTACGGAATTGCCGTTCCTGCCGTTTATTGCGTGCAGCTTGGAAAGTTATATATGCAGTACGTTTATGGTACACCAGCGTACGTGAAAGTGGATATTCGAGTACTAAGGCGCATCATAGAGGATATAAGAAACTTTCCAGAGCTTGAAGGAGAGAACGACCTGCAAGGCTATTCGAACTATTGCGAGAAGAGAGCCAGCGATGCGGGTCTGGAGTATGATTGCCACGGCATCACAGAATGCAAGATACTGAAGAAGCGAACTTTCTGCCATGGTGATTTATCACTGACGAACATCATCGTACATGGCGGCAAGATAATCTATATCGACCCATCGCAGAAGAAAGAAATCAGCAATTGGCTTTTGGATGCTGCAAAGGTGAGAGCGAGCCTTCGGTGGCTTGATGCAGGACTTGTAGGACTGGAACACGACAAGCGGCTTGTGCAGTACTTCGATGCAAGATTTTCAAGCGAGGAACTGGAAGCCATCAAGATACTGGAAAGAACCCATTTCTACCGTGTCTTCTATTACGCAAGGAAGCTCGGCAGGATTGATGTTGCAAACAGATTAATAGAACACTTTAATACAGCCGAAATATGAGAAACGGAAAGAAAGTAGGTTTTACATCGGTGGTAGGAGACCTTTTCCATGCAGGGCACGTTGCCATGATCCAGGAGTGCAAGCAACATTGCGACTATCTCATCGTTGGGGTAATGTGTGGTGTGCACGACCGCCAAGGGAAGAACGAACCGATACAATCGGTGTTTGAGCGCATGTATCAAGTGAAGCATTGCGAGGGTGTGGATGATACCATCGCATTAGGGAGCGAGAGAGACCTAGACCTTTGCATCAAGACTCTTTCACCATCAATCGATGTTCGTTTTGTCGGCAGTGACTATATCGGGAGAGATTTCACGGCAAAGCATACCTGCGAGGAACTTGGAATACCTATCGTGTACACCAGCAGGGAGCATGGTTTATCGTCAACGGAACTAAGAAAAAGAATTGAAGATGAAAAGGTTTGATTTTTATTTTGGCATAGCCAGCTACAACCGAAAGGATAGACAACCGATGTTGAGATTGCTGAACAGTTTTGGCTATCCGAAGGAGCAGATACTGCTGGCGGTGCAGTGCGAGCAGGATTTCAAGGAGTATGAACCTATCTATGGGGATATGGCTACGATAATCTACCAAGAAGGTAAGAATATCAGCGACAACAAAAACGCCATACTCGACTACATTGTGGAACACCTCGGAAATCAGAGAGTTGTCATTCTCAGCGACAAGGTACGAGCCATTAACTGGATTGACCGAAGTCGCAAGACGCACACCGTTGAGACAAAGGCACAGATGGATAAGTTAGTAAGAACCGCCTTCGAACTTACAAGGCAGATTGGCGGCAGGGTTTGGGGGTGCTATCCTTTGGGCAACACTTTCTTCATTAAGAATACAATTACCACCAATATGCAGATGTTGGGTTGCTTTATGGGGATTGTTGACCCATCGGAACAGAAATTCGACACACTGCAGCCTTTAAAGGAAGACTTCGAGTTCATACTGCATCATATAAGCAGGGGCAACCAGACTGTCCGGTTCAATGATTTGTTTCTGACAGCTACATTCCACACGAAAGGTGGTTGCCACGAACTATGGAACAGCGCAGGTGACAGCGTTAATGAACGGTGCTGCAAGCGACTACTTTTCAAGTATCCAAAACTGGTTAAGAAACATGCAACAAGGAAGAACGAATGCAGGTACGTAGGTTCACGCATGACTCTTCCGCTTTCGATAACTGACTATTTGTAAAATGATATTGTTATGGCAGAACATTATGGCAACACGCCAAGAATAACATACGAGTTCCCCGATTGCTCAATGCCAATGGCTTTTGACACTTACAATAATTGCAGCTTTGGCTGTATGTATTGTTTTGCTCAGAACCAGCGAGGTATTGGCAGCAAGAAGAATGAATACCTTCACAAGGAGGTTAAAGACGTGAGCGTTGAGCGCATCAAACGAATGTTCATTGACCCAGACAAGCATGGTGGAGACTTTGCGCCATACATCAAGGCTCGCAAGGTTATGCAGTGGGGAAGCATGAGCGACCAGTTTGACAACTTCGAACGGAAGTACGGAACGACACTGGAACTTTTGCGCTTCTTCAAGGATATAGACTATCCGCTTTGCTTCTCGACCAAGGGAGCATGGTTCACCAAGGATGAGCGATACATGGACTTGATAAGAGGGCAGAAGAACTGGAACTTCAAGTTCTCAATCATCACCAGCGATGCAGAGAAGGCTAGAGTAATAGAGCGAGGGGTTGAAAGCCCACAAGCAAGACTGGAAGCCATCGAGCGCATCGCCAATGCAGGGGCAGGAGGTGCAACGCTGAGACTGAGACCCTTCATCATCGGAGTGAGCACGCCAACGTACCTAGACCTTATCAAGGAAGCATTCAACAGAGGGGCTACAGCTTTGAGCACAGAATTCTTCTGTCTCGAAACAAGAAGCCCGACATTGAGGGAATTGTTGCCTACCATCAGCAAGATTGCAGGTTTCGACATTCTCGCATTCTACAAGAAGTACAGCATACAAACCGGCTATCTGAGACTGAACCGCAAGGTCAAAGAACCGTTCTTCAGGAACATGAAGGAACTGTGCGACCAGCTTGGAATGCGCTTTTATGTATCTGACGCACACTTCAAGGAACTTTGCCACAACGGAAGCTGCTGCGGATTGCCGCCAACGTGGAACTACAGCAGGGGACAGTTTTGCGAAGCACTGAACATTTGCAAGCGAAAAGGATACGTGAGGTGGAGCGACATCAAGCTGGATGCAGAGATTTTCTTGAGGGCGAAACTGGATAAGGCGATGAACATGGGAACAAGAGAGAAGAGTTCGAAGTATTACACGATGAGCGCAGCCGACTACATGAAGTGGTGCTGGAACAATCCGCAGGCAGCGCACTCGCCATACAAGATGTTCGAAGGGGCTATGGTACCAGCTGACGAACGAGACAGCGAGGGAAACATCGTATACAAGTACAATGGAGCGAAATTTTAAATCAGAACACTATGCCACAAGGTAATAATAACAAACATCGAGCGCAGAAAATAGACATCGAGAACCGCCTGCAGATTATCGCACCCCTATACCGCAAGGGATGGACGGAGCGAGAAATCACTGCAGAGGTTCGCAAACGGCTCGACAGACCGAAATACAATCAGGCACACTGCGACATTCAGCGGTTATTGAAGGAGTGGAGGGGAGAGAGACTGACCGACACAGAAGAGAAAATAACCAGCGAGGTGGCAAGGTTGAAACTGGTGATACGTGAAGCGTGGGAAGCCTGGGAGAAATCCAAAGCGGACTACAACAGCAAGACACAGACACAAGTAGGACTGCCAAACGAGAATCCTGCAACTGGGCAGGTAACGATGGAGACCGTTAAGGCTATAATGTACGATGCTGAGAAGCGAGGATTAGGAGACCCAAGGTATCTTGACATAATCCTAAAGGCAGAGACGCAGATTTGCAAGCTGCTCGGACTGGATAAAGTCGTGCTAGACTTGAACGCAGGCTTCCAAGGCGGCATCGAGGTTCGATACATCAACTCGGGACACAAGTGTGCATCAAGCGAGCAGGAAGTAATCGAGCGTGAGGGATTGGATGAAGAATAATTTAACCATAATTTTGTTTTAAGTTTTATTGTTTGAAAGAATGGCACTATTTGACGTTATTGGTGAACTGTATGAGCCGAATGCGGACGTGAATCCAAGGTTTCTTGTGAACCAAGGCGGTACGTCCTCGGGGAAGACATACACCATTATTCAGCGTCTTATAGTGCTTTCTTTTGAGCACCCCATGGCAATTATCACTGTGTGCGGTCAAGACCTTCCGAACCTGAAGGTTGGAGCCATGCGAGACCTCGACACCATCCTGCAAACAAGGGCAGAGTTGCTGGACTGGTTCAAGAACAACAAGAGCGACAGCAGCTACAGAGGTAAGAACGGATCAATCATCGAGTTCAAGAGTTACCAGGATGCGCAGGATGCGAAGAACGGAAAGCGTGACTACCTTTTCGTGAACGAAGCGAACGGTGTGCCCTACGAAGTGTTTTGGCAGCTTGCCATCCGAACCAGAAAGCAGGTATTTATTGACTACAACCCAAGTGCAAGGTTTTGGGTACACAACAACATCATCGGCAGGGATGACTGCCGGCTGATACTGAGTGACCACCGGAACAACCGATTTCTGACAGCGCAGGAGCACAAGAAGATTGAGGAGATTGACGACCCCGAACTGTGGCGAGTATATGCAAGAGGACTTACCGGAAAGATAACCGGACTTATCTTCACTAACTGGGGCATCGTTGACAAGCTACCACCAAGGGAGGATTGGAAGATGGAGTGCAGGGGTATGGACTTCGGATTTACCAACGACCCAACTGCGCTGGAGCACGTTATACTTGCGCATGGGGAGCTTTGGGTTGACGAGGAAATTTACCAGCCTGGGCTGACGAACGAAGACATCGCATACCGATGCAAGGAAAACGGACTGACAAAACGAGACCTTATCATAGCGGATTCGGCAGAGCCTAAAAGCATTCAGGAGATACACAACCAAGGGCTGTGGATAATCGGAAGCACAAAGGGCAAGGACAGTATCAACAACGGCATCGACATCCTGAAGCGTTTCCGCATCAACATTACAAGACGAAGCCACGGTATCATCGAGAACATGCAGCAATACAAGTGGAAGAAGTCAAGGGATGGAGAGACCACGAACCAGCCTATAGACGCATTTAACCACGGCATAGACGCAATACGATACGTAGCCTTGAAGAAGTTATCCGTTGCAAGCCACGGAACGGCTAGGGCGCACGTATTGAGACAATAACTACGACAAAATTATAAAGCGTATGGATAAGAACACTACATTCAAGTATTGGCTGGCAGTTGCAAGGCACACCAGCTACAAAATCGGAAAGCAGCCACGACCAGCGTTTGTCGGACAGAAACAAGTGCCCGACAATCTCAACCAGCTATCCATCGGGCAGCTAATAGACCTTTCCCAGCTAGGAGACAGCGAGGAAAGTCTGTATCAGATAGTGACAACCGTCCTCGGTCTGAGCCACAAGGAAGTGGAGCAGGCTAGGGCGGTTGATGTCGTTATGCTCATCGGCTGGGTAACAGCAGAGGTAGAGCGCATCAACAAGCTCTTCGAGAGCACCGACACAGCGAAGCCAACTAGACTGGAGAAGGAGGCAGGCATCGACACCCTGCGCTTTGGCTTATTCGGCATGTTAGACTGGTATGCAGTGAGGATGGGCATCAGCGACCACGACCAAGTTCTGAAAACACCATGGCTTCGCATATACAAGTGCATGGAAATGGACAACAAGAGAAGCGTGTACGAGCGGAACCTTCAGAAATTGCAAGCGGAAGAAATGAAACGAAAATCCAGATAATTATGGCAACAATCAGAGAAACATTGAAGCAGCTGGCAGCAGACACGCTACCAGACTACACTTACCTTTTCGAGGATTGGGACACAGCGGACACGAAGCTGGAGAAGCTGAACTACCCAGCCATCGTTTGCATCATCCCAGCAAGCGGCACGACAGAGATACGCAACGGCAGGGTATACGACACCGTGAACGTTGCCCTGGCTTATCTCGACACCGTACCGAGGGCAGCGGAAGGAGAAGAAAACGGAGAGTGCATCGACCGAATGAAGGTGGCAGGGGCAAGGATGATACGAGCCATCAACCAGTCGCACCAGTTTGAACCGCTTGAGGGGCAGCAGTACTACGAGACCATCATCGAGCGACTGAGCACGATCGTGTCTGGCGTAATGTACTCCCTGCAACTGACACAGAGCATAGGAGGGTGTGAGGTATGAGCAAGGGAGGAATACAATTTGACCCCAAGGCGGCATCGCTCATCATGCGTGAGGAAGTTGAGAGAGCACGGCAGCTTATCATCAACCACATCCGCATCAACGGACAGAACGCATCAGGGCGCACTATAGCGAGCCTAAAGGTTGAGCAGCCCAGCGAGGACGAAACCATCCTTTGGGGACACAAGCCATTCGGTGTACTGGAGACCGGAAGAAGGGCAGGAAAGATACCATACGGCTTCCGGGGAATCATCAGGCAGTGGATGAAAGACAAGGGACTGCACGGAAGACCTATCTCCTACAAGACCAAGCGACCGCACAAGTACACACCTCAGGAGCGTGGAGACATGAGCATGGCAGGGGCAATTGTCCACACCATCGCCACAAAGGGTTCCAGGCTGCACCGCACTGGCGGCAGGGCAGACGTATACAGCAACGTAGTGCCCGAAACGATGAAGCGGTTGGGGCAGCGGCTTATTTTCTTAATCCACCAGTCGGTGGGCAGTATCAAACTAAACAATGAAACGGTATGAGACAGACAACGATAAACGGTATCACGATTAAGTATGCGGACGCTGTAGGCTTCGCATTCCTTCCCTGCATCATCAAGGCAAGCGGCTCTGGCGTAGCGAGCATCGAGACAACCATAAGCAGGGAGACCAAGGCGCACACGTACAGCGTTGAAGCGTTTGCAGATAACTGCATCATGGACTATCGGGAATATGTGCAGGCACTCTTCGATGGCATCAGCTTCGGGAACCTCGACTACAGCAGGGAGAGCCAGAAGAGCAACCTCGGAGCAAACTTCAATATTACCGTGAAGGTCAAGAACAGCGAGGGGAGCGACCTTGCGACATTCAGCTACACTACCTTCTACGTGTGGGGAGCGATGAGGGCAGGAGAGACGTGGAACGGACGCAAGAAGCTGACATGGTTCACGCATTTCCCATTCTCCTTTGGTTTTTATCTCAATGCGGCTTCCCAGATACTTGTCGGATACGAGGGAGCACCAAACAAGCTTGTTAAGCCGGGCATCAATGGCATCGTTGACATCAACGCCAGCGTTCTACCAAACAAGGCGAGTTACTGGAACATCTACGACTACGATGGCAAGATAGAGAAGGGAACGTTCACGGACGTTTTCGACCTTACCTTTGCGATTGCAAGCGGTGGAAAGCAGTCTCTCATTGCAATGATAGAAAGGAACGACTCAGAGAAAGGAATTTATCTGCGCTGGGTTGACAGACACGGATTTTACCGCTACTGGCTCTTCACGCAAGGCGATGAGAGCAGAGCGATAAGCAGCGACACCAGCTTCCTTCGCAACAACCTGGGAGAGTATGACGATACGATATTCGGCTACCTCGGAGCGAACGGAAGAAGGCAAGGCTACAGCAGGGAGGACACAATACCACTTTGCGCACCATTGGTAGACAGCGAGACTTTCGACTTTCTGCAAGACCTGACGAGCAGCCCAGTCGTTGACATGTACCTCGGAAGCAACAAGTGGCAGAGCGTGACAATCAAGGCAGGAACCTACACCAAGACAACAGCAGAGTTGCAGGATTTCGTATGCAACCTGGTTATTAACAATACACAGATTCAGCAGCTATGACAGACCAGCAACTTTACATAGACGGTGTCCTTATGGATATGAGCGAGGAAACGGCAATCACGCTCGACATCAAGAGCAACCTTTTCCGTGACATCACGAAAATGACCGCCAACACGACATACACCATCAACCTTCCCAAGACCGCACACAATATGGCGGTCTTGCAGTTTGCAGGGAAACCGAGCACCAGCAGCAAATACCCCTATATTTTCCACACAGCTCGTTATTTCCGTAACGGACTAGAGATTATCCGCAACGGAAGGGCAAGCGTCCTCAGTGTCAAGGAAACAATCGAAATTTCGATTTATTGGGGATTGTTCCAAGCACTGGAGACACTTCAATCGTCTGACTTGAAGCTGAACGAGCTTAATTGCACGAAGTATATTCGCTTCAACAGATCCAACAGATACGACACATACGAGAAGGCAATATCGGAGGGAGTTTTCTATGGAAGCTACGATACGGCAGCTGTAAAGACATCAAGCGATGAGTGGAAGGGATATGACCGTAACGTTGGAGGGAACAGCTACACGACATATAAGCTCATTGACGGAAAGATAAGAACTGGAACAGCTGTCGGAAATTACGTGTCGGGCGAGGTGTTGAACGATGATTCCTACCGGTGTGCAATAATAACATTCACTGCAGGAATGAGAGCAACAATCGATACGGTATTGGGAAAGGGCGAATACCGAACATGGGCAATACTAGACAGCAACAAGAACGTAGTAAGCCTTGCTGCGGAAGCAGGAACATACGTGACGGAAACCAATCCGACCATAACCGCACCAGACCCAATCTTGTCAACGGCTATCGCAGCAGGCACACTTTGCGCAAGCGGAAACACTAAATCGGCAATGACGACAATCAATATTCGGTTTGCCCTGAAGGATGGAGCACCAGCAGGGCAGGTGGAATACGGAAGCTACGACCCATCCACTGGCTTTACGGTAGCATGGGGTGTTGCAGATGTTGCAGCAGGAAAGGGTGGAACTGAAATAACTGTTAGCGTAACCAAGTATAAGCAGGCAGGAAGGCTCTTATACGTGAAGCCATCAAAGGACGGAATGCTCTACTGGATATCAGGCGCAGGAGCGGAAAGCAACTACTACGTATTGGGTGGAACACAGCATAAGACATCGAGTTCTGCACCATACAGCGTGAAGTACACCAGCGAGAGCGAACCAATAGATGTAGACCTGCAAGCACCAGCCACAGCGGAATGGCTTATCATTAACGCAATCAAGGAATACAGCACTGGTACAACCGTCCTAATCAAGAGCGAGACAGAGAACCGAGCGAGAACCAGCGAAGCACAGACTTATGCGAGCGGTGGAGCTTTTGGTGGAGGTGGCTCTTTTTCGTATCTGACGAAAGGAGCAATCCAGCCATGTGTTACGGTTCAATATATCCTAGACCTTATCACGGCACAGACTGGGGTTGCATTCGGATGGAGCAACCAAGCGAAAGAGACCATCAAGGGACTTGCTGTCCCACTGATTACAAGGAAGGCAGATGCGCAGACGGTAGTAGGTAACTTTGAGGGTACTTTCTTCACGACAACAAAACTCGGTATTCTTGACTTCCAGCCAACGAGCCTATCGGACGTTTTCGATGGACTGGAACTTGCGACCAGATACAGCCAGCTTGATGTAAAGATTGCCTGCACGATGATTTTTGACGTACAGATGAACTGGTCATGGGACGCATCGAATGTAGAACCAACACTACATCGGAAATGGAGTTATGGAGGAGAGACACAGACGCAGGGAGTATACACGTACCCACCTTGCTACATCGAAATCAAGGTCGTTTCCGTCCACACCAGCGAACAAGAGGAAAGCGAGTACACCAAGACCTACATTGCAGGAAGAACTTCGGACGTTGAAGATGTTGATCCGACAGTTAGCGACACCAGCGACCAGCTTGTAGGAGGTAGATTCATACACCTTGCAGCAGGACGAGGGGTGATAGAACTTGAAGAGGGCGACATCGTGACCTTTGAGATGAAGCACCCGAAAAACAAGAGATTGAACGGATTGAGATGTTACAACGGACGGTTGTCTGCAAGCATCAAGCAGAGCGATGAAGTACCATACGGTGGTAATTTCCCAATCGGAAAGAACCTGCCAGACATCAAGGTAACGGACTTCTTGAAGTGTATCTGCATTCTGACATCAACGTTCCCAAGCCAGCGGTTTATCGGTGGAAGACTTGCGTTTGCTGACATCGTGAGCCTTTGGGAATCCAAGGCGCAGGCTGTTGACTGGACGAAGAAGCTCATCCCAAGCGAAGCCAGCAACCATCCAAGGCAGACCGATTTCAGCGTAGATGAATATTGCCAGCATAATATCTACAAGTGGAAGGAAGACGACACCGTATACCAGCAGCACAATGCGGATATGACCGTAGACAACAAGACGCTTGAGTATACGCAAGACGTTTGTACGCTTCCATTCGCAGCCACGGACGGAAACCGCATACCGATATACGAGTGGGAGAGTAAGCAATACACCATTGGCAGAACAGCGACAACTGTAGAGACAGCCACCAAGTATAAGGCATGCAAAGACCGCATCGTGAACCTTACGAAGAGCGACATTGGATATGCGGCATTGGCTTTCAACATCAACCTTCAGGACATCTTCGAAAACAAACTGGATAAGCTGAGAAAGACCGTGGCGAACCCACACCAGATAACGGAGCGTTTCAACCTTTCGGATTTGGATATTCTGAACTTTGACGAAACGAAGCCAGTGTACCTTGCCCAGTATGGCGTATATTTCGCAGTTTTAGAAATCAAGACCACAAACAGCGGATACTGCGAGGTTACAATGATAGAGTTGAACAATTAAAAAGAACGAACTATGGTAAGTGAAGAAGTACAGCAGATTCTTGACATCAAGGTCAAGTACGAGGATGCAATCTATGGCATCATCAGATACAAAGAGAAGATAGACCAGCTAAAGCAATCCATCAAGGACTTGCAGCAGCAGGAAAAAGATAACATCATCTCGAAAAACGAGATGAAGGTACAGACGGAAGCCATCAACGCAACCATCAAAGAGTACCAGTACAACGTGCGAGCCTTGCAGAAGGAGATCCAGAACAATGTGCGAACAGAGAACGAGCAGGAGGGCAGCTTGAAGCAGCTGCGTGCCCAGCTTTCCAATGCCACCAAGAAGTATGACGAAATGGCGAAGGCAGAACGTGAGGGAGCGAAGGGGCAAGCCCTAGCCAAGCATATAAACGAGATAACTGAAAAGTTGAAGTTGGCTGAGGAGGAGACGCAACGATATTATCGCAACGTTGGCAACTACTACAACTCGATGATGCAAGCAGCAGATGACCTGCAGGGGACGGAGTTCTTTGGTATGGATATTGTCAATGATACACAGGTTAGCAACATCATCAAACTGGCGCAGAATATGGATGGACTGACAGACAAGCTGAAGGCGTTCGGTAAGACCGCAATCGGCTTGGTTATGAATCCATATTTTGCTGCACTCGCTGGCGTTGTCGGCGTTGGTATGACATTCAAGTGGTTCTATGACTACAACAAGGGATTGCTGGAAGCCACACGACTGACAAGGGAGTTCACCGGGTACACCGGGGAAGCATTGGAGACGATGAGGAACAGCATAGCGGCCACAGCGGACACGATGGGAAAGGATTTCAAGGACGTTCTTGGAACTGCTGACAACCTTATGGCTAATTTCCATCTATCTGGCGAGCAGGCGATGGACGTAATCAACAAGGGTTTTGCGAGCGGTGCAGACCTATCGGGCGATATGTTGCAGAAGATACAGCAGTATGCGCCTACCTTCCACGATGCAGGAATATCGGCAGACCAGATGGTTGCCATCATCCAGCAGACACGTAGCGGTATCTTCAGCGACAAGGGTCTCGACATCATCGATATGGCGAGCAAGAAAATTCGTGAGATGAGCAGCGGCACGGCTTCCAGCCTTGATGCTATCGGAATTTCAAGCAAGCAAGTGCAGGAAGACCTAGCCAAAGGAACGAAAAGTACCTTCGATGTTATCCAAGAGGTCAGCACGAAGATGAAGAACTTCGGAGCGGACAGCCAGCAGGTTGGCGACATTCTGAAAAACGTCTTCGGTAAGCAGGGAGCGCAAGCAGGTATTCAGCTTATAGAACAGCTCGACACGATGAGCACCAGCCTTGATGAAGTGAAGAAGCAGACTGGAGCATGGGGAGATGTGCAGCTGGAGAACATCAAGTTGCAAAAGGAACTGAACACCTATATGAGTTCTATGTTCGATTTCAGTCAAAAGGGCTTTGCATCAATCATCACGGCAGGAAAGCAATTCGGCACAAAGGTTCTCATTCAGATAATGAAGGGTTTGTTCAATACCATCAACTACTTCATCGACTGGTACAATGAGAGCCTTCTTTTGCGTGGAGTTATTCAGACATTGGGGGCGGCTTTTCGTGGCGTTTGGTCGGCAGTCAATGGCGTTTCAAACCTTATCATCGATGCAATGAAACAAGTCGGCAGAAGCCTAAAGGGTGCGCTCGATATATTGGAGGGTATCGTAACGTTCGACCTTTCCAAGGCACAGCAGGGATTCAAGGAGATATTCAACCTTTCAAAGTTCATCAAGGAAGGATGGAAGGATATCAAGCAGACTGGAGCAGACTTCGGTAACGCATTCGCTGACGGATACGAGAACGCAGTGAACGGAAGATTGCAGCACCTAAAGCTAGCAAATGTGGACGGTGGAGCGACCAGCAGCGAGCCAGTGAACGGAAACAAGGGAACGACACCAGCAGCAGCCAAGGGCAGCACCACCAAGACCAAGGCACAGAGAGCCAAGGAGGAAGCGGAAGCCAAGGAAGAAGCAGAGCGCAGGAAGAAGCAGGAAAAGGAATTGCAGGCACAGATTGCACTTATCCATTTTCAGTACAACGAGCAAGTAATGGACGCAAAGAAGCGATACCTTGCAGGTATGTACGACAACGAGAGAGACTACAGCAACGACCTCGAACAGATGGAGAAGGATATGGTGTCACGAAGCATTGACGCATACGTTGCGGCAGGGCAAATCGGAGCGGAAAAGGCGCAGGAAATGCAGGCAAAACTTCTCGACATCATGATAAAGGCGAAAGCGGACTTGAAGAACCAAGCAAAGGAGATTGTGGACGAACTCAACAAGGAGTTCGAGGAAGCAGAGAAGAAGCGAAGGGATGCGGACATCATTAACGGTGGCACTGGAGAGGAAGACGATACAGCCAAGCTGGAGAGATACAAGGCTTTCCTAGAGCAGAAGCTGGCAATGACCCAAGAGAATGTTGAAGCACAGAAGCAGCTACAGCAGGAACTACACGATACGAATTTGCAGTTGCAAGCTGACGAAAACAAAAACAAGCAACAGAAACTTCAAGAACAGAACCAAATGATAGCCGATTATATCGGGGCAATCGGTGATGGTTTATCTTCGTTTTTCGAGAGCCAGGATCTGACTTTCCATAATTTCCTCAAAACCATGCTGACAACCTACCTAGATGCGATAGAGAAGCAAATAACTGAGACTTATGTAGGTATTCTTGCAGATAGTATTCTTCATGAAGGATGGGCAGGAGTTGCAAGTGCAGCAGCCAAACTTGCTTTAATCAAGGCAGCGTTTGCAGCAGCCAAGGCAGCAGTCAAGGGATTCTCCACTGGTGGCTACGTCAAAGGCTCTGGCACTGGAACGAGCGACAGCATCCCGGCAAGGCTATCCAATGGCGAGAGCGTAATGACCGCCAAGGCGCAATCGATGTTCAGTCCGATACTATCCGCATTCAACCAGCTTGGCGGTGGTGTTCCTATCGTAGTGAACAACGGAGGAAGCAACATCGGCATGGATATGCTGTCGGCAGCTGTAGCCAGAGGGTATCAGATGGCTCCACAGCCAGTAGTGAGCGTGGAAGAGATAAACCGCACCCAGCGGAGAGTGCAGACTATAGAGAATATCTGCAGGCTTTAAAGGGGAGTTATTTCATCAAGATTTGCGTTCTGAGCGGTTTTTGGTCGAATGTGGTAAAGTTACACACCCAAGTCAATAAAAGCCGCTTAGAGCGCAAAATTTTGGATTGTTTAGTAAAATTAACTGTTTGTGAGATAAACATATCGAAAATAATCGTATCTTTGCAGCGTTTTAAAACTTAAAAAATCACGATTCAATGGCAAAACTCAGAATATACAACGATATCGACAGCCAAGACAACAAGTTCTGGTATCAATGGTGTGGTGGAGATTGTGTGTGCTTTCAGGATATAGATGCTTTTGCAGCAAGCATACCGAAGGATGACGACACCATCGATATGCGCATCTTCTGCAATGGCGGTTCTGTTGTAGAGGGTTGGGCAATTTACGACCGATTGAGACAGAGCGGAAAGAAGATAACCTGCACCGTTGAGGGCAAGGCAGCATCCATGGCAACAATCATCATGCTCGCAGCACCGAAGGAGAACCGCAAGGCATACGAGAACGCTTCCTTCCTGCTTCACAACCCATGGGTGCCTGGCTGGTGTCTGGGCGACCAGCTGAATGCAAAGGACTTGAAGAACCAGAGCGAAGAAATGCAGATGTGGCAGGACAAGATGGTGGACGCATACGTAGAGCGGTGCGAGTGCGACCGGGAAGAGATACAAGCCTTGATGGATAAGGACATCTTCATCAGCACCAGCGAAGCATTGCGCCTAGGTCTTATAAGCAGCACCGTTGCACCAATCAGCGCAAGCGCATCGAAACGCAACATAGAACAATTCATTAATTCAAAACAACAAAATCCAAAAGCAATGGAGAAGAAAACAGAAGTAAAGGCTTCTCTCCTCGACAAGATTCTCGCAAAGTTGGGCGTGAAGACACTGGAGGAAGCAGAGCAGGCGGGG